AATCAAGGTATAATTACAAATGCAAGAGATGAGGAATTATTAAGTAATTTAAAGTCTATAAAAAATAATGAAAAGTGAGGAAAAAATGGAAAATAAAATGGAATTTGTATCTATTAAACTAAATTATAGAACAGATGAAAACGGAATTAGAATATACGATTATGATGAAATGAGAAATCAATTTGAACAGCATATGTTACAATGTGCGGCTAATACACAGGGTGATTTAGATGGTTGGTCTGATAGACAGGCAGATTATGCTATGGATAATATGACGGCTGATGAAGCATTCTTACACGCAAAGGAAATATTCTAATGATAAAAAGAGTCAATCGTAAATCTATGTTAATAAGAGAATCTGGTAGAAGTAGTGATTTTATTACACCTAGTTTTGGATACGGTTGCTTATTTAAATGTAATTATTGTTATATGAGAAGACACGTAAAGTCTGGTGTAACGATTGCTGATAATACAGATGATATAATAAAAGCTATTATACAACACAGTATTACACTACCTTACCCAAAAACACCAAATCAAACACACGAAACATATTATACATATGATTTTAGTTGCAATGAAGATTATGTATTACACGCAAAGTATCACGATTGGAAAAAGTTGTTTGGTATATTTAAACACAACAAACAGATTATGGGTACTGCAGCAACAAAATATGTAAACAATGACTTATTATCTTTCAACCCTTTACAGAAAGTTCGTATTAGATTTAGTCTAATGCCACAAGAGTTGTCTGATAAACTAGAACCAGGAACAAGTAAAATTATAGATAGGATAAAAGCTATTAATGATTTTATAGAAGCTGGTTATGATGTACACGTAAATTACTCACCAATAATAGTATATGAAAATTCTAAAAAAGCATATGCAGAATTATTTGACTTAGTAGATACGCACGTACATAACTTGTTTAAGCATAAAGTAAAGGCAGAATGCATTTTCTTAACCCACAACGAAGATATGCATAAGTTTAATCTTACAGAAGGCATAGAAGGCGAAAACTTATTATGGAGAAGTGAATTGCAAGAAGCTAAAACAAGTCAATATGGAGGTCGTAATATCAGATATAAACACGATATTAAAAGACATTATATAAACGCATTTCGTAATGCTATGAAACGACACGTTCCGTGGCAAGAAATAAGATACATATTTTAGGAGGAAAATATGGAAGAAACATTAAAACAAAAATACGATAGAACTAAAATGTGGTATGATTCAGCACAGAAATTACTTATGGGTAGAACTATTGAAAATGTATGGTGGCAAGAATGGGATGAAGACTATCCAGAAGAAGGAACTGGATTAGTATTTGTTACAGACAAAGGTGATGCATTCTTTGTAGGAATGGATGATGAAGGTAATGGTCCAGGTGCTTTACACATTGGTATGGATGAAAAACGTAGAAAACAATTCAAGAAAGAAAAATTAGTTAGTTCTTGTTTACCAGTAGGTGTAGAAAGCAATTCATCATATAGAAAAATGTGGTTAGAACTTCATGGTTTAGATAATAAAAGCTGGGATGAATCTGGTCATACTGAACTAGAAGAGGTTAAAGATGATAATTGAAAAAGATATGGTAGGACTAAAAACAAAAAGTGATAATCCAAAACATATATCTGAAGTAATATCTTATATAATAGATAACACTGATTTAAATACTTGTGATGAATGTGGTGTATTAGAATATTCAGATGATTTGAATTGGTGGGAATATATGAACGAAAAAGACCAAATGTTTTGGAGTCAACACAAAAGCGGTGATGCTTTATGTGATAACTGTTGGAGGGATTAATGATTAAGAAATATACATATGAAGAACTAATTGATACATCACAAGGAGATTATCCTTGGTGGACTACAGGTGAAACTCACGACGAAAGAATGTTTTATACAGCAGTTCATCATCAAATGATGGCTAATATGTGTTTAAATAATGAATATCATCCAGATTATGCTGGTGGGGTTATAGATAAATTTGTGTACAAATATTATGAAAATGCACACGATTTAATATATTGGAAAAGAAATGAAAGATGATTGTCCAACTATATTTCCATATTACGGAGGTAAGTTTTCTTTATCAAGACGACTTGTTACTATGCTACATAGTCATAAACGATATATTGAAGTATTTCTTGGTGGTGGGAGTATGTTCTTCCGCAAAAACAAAGCGCAAATAAATATATTAAATGACTTGCATAATGATATAATTAATTTGTATATTTCAGTTGCGGAGGATTTCGATAAATTTAGATACTATTGTAAACACATTTTGTTATCTAGAACTCTTCACGAAAACTTTAGAAAAGAGATACACAACACAACACTAACACAATATCCAGATTATAAAAGAGCGGCATCATACTTCTTTGTACTGAAAACTGCTTTTAACAAGAACCCATATTTGCCATTATCAAATGCGGCTAAATGGAATGATGCTATACTGGATGGCTTAGAAGCAAGTAGAAAAAAACTAAATGATGTATTTATTGAAAATATGGATTTTAGAAAGTTAATTGACAAGTATAAACCAAATAAAGATGATATGTGGTATCTAGACCCACCTTATTGGGCGGCTACAGATAGAAATGATTATTACATACATTCGTTTACAGAGCAAGACCATATAGACTTAAAACAAATCTGCGACAATATAGATAAAGGCGGGGGAAAGTTTATGGTATCTTATGATGATAGACCTGAGATTTGGGAAATGTATAGATATTACAATATTGATACAATATCAATTAAATATGCTGGTCAATTACATAGCGATGAAGAAAAGAATGAAATCGTGATTACAAATTATATACCAAAAAGACAACAACAAAGCTTATTTGATGATTAGGAGGAAATATGTCTGATAAGAAAGACTTTAAAGAACTAACTGATATGCACGAAATGCCTAAAAATGAAGAGGCTGAAATTGCAGTATTAGGTTGTATTCTATTAAAGGGAAATGAATTATTTGAACAAGCAAAAACACATATAAGAAACCCAGAAGCATTTTACACAGATAAACACAAAATAATATGGAACGCTTTTCATAATTTATACAAGAATGATACTGCAATTGACTTGGTTACAGTAAGCGGAGAGCTAAAGGACAATAAAGCAAATGTATCAATACATTTCTTGAGTGGATTAACAGATATGGTTCCACATACTCATCACGTTGAAGCATATGCAAAAGACGTTTGGATGAAATTTATACAACGAAAAGTAATTCATAGTTCAAGATTACTATTCAATGCAAGTATGAATAATAAGAAAAATGTCTTAGAAATTATTCATCAACACGAAAAAGCCATTGAAGACTTAAAAGATACTACACCAAACAAAACTGTAGAGACTGAAGATATTATTGGCGATACAATAGAAACATTGAAAACAGGTAGTAATCTAATACCATTTGGCATTGAACAGCTAGATAAAGCAGCAGGTGGTATGACTAGAAGTGAAGTTACAGTTCTTGGTGGTAGACCAGGACACGGTAAAACAACACTTGTGATAAATATTGTAAAACGATTATTAGAACAAGGCTTTAAAGTAATGTTATTTAATCGTGAAATGACTAATGTTGAGATGATGAAAAAGATATTAGTTATGGAGTTTCCAGAATTTAGTTATGAAAAGATTCGTAAAGCTGGAAACATTGATACTGAAATTAGTAAGATTGCATTAGCAAAAGAACGACTAGGTGAAAAATACAAAAATCTTATAATGCACGATGATTGTAAAACTCTTGCAGATGCTATGAAAGAGATAGCTAAAGAGAAACCAGATGTTGTTCTTGATGACTATATTCAACTTATTCGTACAGATAATAGTAGTAATAAAGATAGACGTTTTGAAATTGAAGATATTATGTTAGATTATAAGTGGATTTGTAAGAAAATCAATTGTAGTGCTATATTAGTATCTCAATTAAATAGGGAAATTGAAAGACGTATAGACCCTAGACCAAAACTATCAGATTTTGCTGAAAGTGGTGTAATTGAACAAACTGCTGAAGCGGCGTTCTTTGTTTACTATCCTTATGCGGTAGATGATAGAGAAAATGATAAATATGAGTCTGAGATTATTTGTCAAAAGGCTAGATATGGTCAATTAGGTAGTTATACTATGGGCTTCAATGGAGATAAATGTAGCGTTTACTTTGATAGAACAGAAGCTATTAGTGTAATGTCTAAGTATAAGGAATAATGAAAACAAAAAAACTATTAAGTATAGACCCTGGATGGAATGGAGCGATTGCTGTTTTTGAATACCATCGTAATCACATATACCTCCAATCTACCAGTAATTGTCCATCCTCCAGGGACGAAAATGATTTAGCAGAAGTATTTAAAGAATGTATGGGCGACTCTGTATCAACAACTCGTAATGAAATTGATATTAGTTCCGAATCGACACCTAAAGTCGTAATTGAAAGAGTATGGAGTCGTCCGTATGAAAAAGGTGCTTTTGCTTTTGGTAAAAACTATGGAATGTGGTTAGGTATAGCGGCTTCCTTTGGGTGTAAAATTATAAGAGTATTACCTAGAGAATGGCAACTTACTATTGGCGGAGGTAAAGAATCTATTCCAAAAGATTATCAAGAACGAAAAAGA